TTCCGTCTCTGAGACAGCAATTGTGATGTGGTCCAGATAAATCAGCTTGCAGCCATTAACCGCCAAGTGTTCAATCTTTTCCACTAGAGAACCATCAGACACAGAGCCTTGGTGGTCCACAAACATGGTCCTCCCAGGAAGCCCAACAGTCTCTTCCCAAGCTTGTCGTTTCTCCTCGTTAGAGACTCCGTGATCAGGAATCCCTAGTCTCTTGTTCAGATGAAGGCCAAGAATACCTGTTACGGTTTCACCCACGTCTTCCTCAAGAAAGCAGGCTCCAACCTTGTGATCGGTGGTCTGGATGATGTGGTAGATATCCTCTCGTAACCACGTTGACTTACCCACCGAAGTACCTGCTGCCAACATCGTGATGGTGCCAAAGGCCCTCCCGTAGGTTAGCTTGTTAAGTTGACCAAGGAAAGGAGCCCAAGGGACAAAGGTCATGTTGTCAAACTCAGTGACCTTCTCCCAAGTGTCCTCCCCCTTCACGATGCCAGCGGGTGTGTACTCGGTAGCATCCCAGATGTAGTTCCAAACGGCTTTGAAACCGTCATTCAACTCCTTGGCATTCTTGACCGTGTCGTTAGCATCTTTCTCATTGGATACCACGACCTTTACCTTGTCCACCCCTATAGCCCTAGCAGCCTCTTTGATGGCTGTCTGGCCCTGTGCGTCGTTATCGAACCATAGAATCACCTCATCGAACTTACGAATTGTTTCACGGTTCTTGACAATGAACTTGATCTGGTCTACACCGCCCATGGAACAAACAGGATAAATCTTGTTGTACTTCCACATGGAGGCGGTGGCCACGGAGAGCGCATCTTCCTCGCCCTCAGTGATCACTAGCCGTCGGCCTCCGTTCTTGAAGTGCTCAAGACCGAAGACATCCTTCACATCCTTTATGGCAAAGGTGTTCTTCTTATCGTTAGGGTCCTTGATCTTGTAACCCGTAGGCTCGCCAACAAGTCCTTCAGAGATTGGATAAAATCGCTTCTCAACCTCACCATTAGATTGATAACTGGTCTTGACTCCGAAGAACTCACACACTAACTTAGAGATCTTTCTTTCTCGCATCCCCGGTGAAGGTAGAACCGAGACGTCTTCCAGAGAAATCTCCGTAGCCCGATAGTGTGAGCGTTTGAAGTTGTCTTCGACTTCTTCTTTTGTGTGTTCGTCCTTCTTGTAGGTTGCTCTACAACTGAAACAGTGATATTTGTTATCGTCGTAGAGTTGTGCCGCATCCGAAGACTTACACTTCGAACACGGCTGGTTTCTTTTCAGTATCCTGCCCAGACTGACCGTCCCTTTCTGCTTACTTCTCGGCCCCAAAGATTGTACCCATGTATGGAGCTGTAGCCTTCATCAAGGCTTGGTTCATAGTCACTTTTTTCCATGGCTTGCATTGTTCCGTCTGAGACACCGCGTCCGCACTGTAACAAGTACTTCCGGCGGAAAAGCCACTCTTGCATGTCCCGTACTTCCAGCTTGGTCGGAGGAAAGAAGTAGTGGCAAGCAATGGTTTCGTAGCCCTCTTTCCTGAACCATTGCGCCATGGCTCTACGAGCACCGCCCGCTAGATTCAGGTTGTCGATTACCAAGTTCCGTTCTTCCCGGATAGCCTGATTGAGGTTCTTCGTGCAGAGCTTCAGCGCAGGCAATGACGCTGTTTCAAGAAGCTCATTGAAGGTTTTACCCCGTTTGTTGTTCAGTGCCGCAAACTCGATAACATCGTCTGTCGAGTAGATAAAGGCATTTGTCAAACATTTCAGTAGCTTAGCCCTGAAGTATGTCTTACCCAGAGCGGGTAGCCCCACGATCATGTGAGCTGTCTTTGGTATTGCTGGCATTCTCTTCCTCCGATTGGGTTATAATGCCGAAACGAACAAACTCACCTTCCTTGACCATTGCGTGGGTTCCGCAAACTGTCTTGTGAAGAGGTTCGCCCGAAACAAGTCGGTTATCTTGGGTTTTTATCGTCACAATCATTGACAAATCTCCTTTCAACTTCATGAAGAAGCTCTTGGTGACTCCATCGAGATTGAACTTCGGTCCCACTAAAACACTTCCTGAACTCCTCTCTTAATTCCATATCGTCTAGATCGCGTATGCTGAGGTCTAACATAGCAATGTCAGGCTCACCGTACTCGTCCTTCAGCACACCGTCAACTGCATACCCCCCAACAACGTCATCAACGTACCTCACAAAAAACAAGGTGCGGGGGATATCGTCGAAGGGTTTGACGGCAACTGTTTCATCAACCTTTACGGAATGGTCTGTTTTTAACAAAGAACTCTAGCCTCTCTTTGTGTCTGTTGGTTACTGGCTCAGTAACTTTCCAAGTCACCTTGTCAATGAACCTGTTAATGAACTCCTCGTTGTTCGAGGGGGTCTCCATCACCACCTGTGACCATACCTCCGCGAAGGATAGGCCACCGTGTGTGTGGTACTGTTCGAGGATTATGAACTCAAAGGCCTCCTTTCCGTCTTCCTTGATTGACTCGTTGAGAAACTTGCTACTACTTGTGTAGCTCTTCCAGTTGGACTGCTGTCCTTTGTTCAGTTTCCCTCTTCCACGAAAATTCTTCTTACCTATGTATTTTCGGCCAGAAGACTTCTCGATAATCATGTAGACAAAGCCAGCCGCGTTCTCGGGGTCTAGATCACGTACCGAGCGGCTCCAGTGGCCTTTGTCACTTATCTGTCGGCGTTTGCTTTTTCGCCATTATAGAATTTCTCCAGAAAGAATCTTATCGTAAGCGTTGACAGCTTCTTTCTCAGTGTTGAAATGATAGGTTGTTGATCGCAAATCGTTGTCGATATGCTCCAAGGTGAAACGGCTATCCGAATACTTTCGGAGCCTGAGATACCCGCTGTGAGGCGAGTCAAACTCTAACAATAGTGGCATCAAACATCTCCTCAAATAGTTTGAAGGTGAAGTGCTGATCAGGCTCACGTTGGATAAAGAGTAGTTTTCCGTTGATCAAGAAATGGTGTTCCCAATCGTCTTCAAACTTCTCCTTGTATTTGTCCACCACCATTGTAGGAACATCGTCGGCCTCTTCTATCCACTTCTTCGCTGTCTTTGAACCAACACCCGGAAGACCCGGAATATTGTCCATTGAGTCACCGGACAGCATCTGCTCAAGAAAGAAAAGATTTCCCCCTTCTCTGCTCACAACAGCATACTCCTCTGCGTAGACGCCCCCTACCCGCTTGTGTGGGTTGAAGAAAGTACCCTCCATCTGTCGAAGGTCTTTGTCCACGGAGATCACTACTGATTCACCTACAAGCTGTGTGGCCCAGTGACCTAACAAGTCGTCGGCTTCAATGTTGTCAACGATAACACAGTTATCCAGTTGTCCGATGTAGGCTTTAGCGTCACCCGAGTGGTCGAGGCGTTTTTTACGCCCCGCCACCCGAGAAACGGACTGCTTATAAAGAGGGAAGAGATCATCACGATAGTTCTTCCCCTCTCGAGAGCCCAGAGCGATAATCGCATCATCGCAGAAGGCCCCCATAGTCCACTCGCTAAGGTTTCGTTCTATGTTTTCCACTACACCCTTTACAGTTGTTGTTTGCCAGAGGCTGCTGTGCAACAGTACATCTCCATCTATGAGTCCAAGCAAATTGAATGTGATCCTTGCGTCATTGCAATCTCATCCAGCCGCTCCACGAGTTTCTCCATGTAGGGCGGGAAGTTTGATCCCAATTTAGGTTTAACGCCTTCTTCTGCCACCTTGAGATCACAACGGTTGTTACCCAGTTGGTCCTTGACGACAGAAGAGCGATGGGACGCTGGAATGTACAGGAAGTTGGTGTGCAGAAAACTACACAGTTGGTCAAAATCCCCCTTAACCAGCGCTAGCTCGTTCTTGATCTTGTAGCAGTAAGCGGCGGCGAGATACAGTTCCACCAGCAGTGGAAAAGAGTCACGCGCAATCCAGCGGTTCATGGTGTCTTGGTAGTCAAAGGTCTCCCCCGTGGTTTTTTCTTCAATCTCATCAGAAAAATCTTTCTCTACAAGCAAGTCTCTCATGGTTGTTCCTTACAGTTTTTTCAAGAGCGAACGAATGATGTTGAATCGGTTTTCAGAGGCGTTAACGGTAAACGCCCGATTTTCCTCATCAACGTAGTACAGCTCACCGGTTGGCAGCCAAATGTATTTCGTGTCAGGAGCAGCAGGTACACGGAAGGCGCTGCGAGGTCGCCAGTTGCTGCGCACCAAGGCGTCAACAAAGGCATTCAGGCGATCGTCCTTGCGGCGACCCAGATCGATCTTGCGTCGGCCAACGAAAGATGGGGTGTGAATCGCTGCGGTGCCTGCGTCGTGGATCGCCAACTTCTTTGTTTCAATATCCAGCTGGAAGCTAAAGTTCGTGTCGGTAACAGTGATTGTTTTCTGCATTTATTTTCCTCAATGGACTTCGAACCAGTCGAGTCCTATCTTAGCTTCGCCATCCATAATATCCACCCCAAACCATTTCGGGGCTTCAGCAAAGCCTTCTCTTGCGATTATAGCCGCTCTCTCTGCTTGATCTTCTCTGACCAAGAAAGCTAGTTCATCATGGTACATGATAAGCGGCTGCCAATCAAAACCCTCTGAATCCAGACGATCTTGAATCATTGCAACTGCAGCAGCACAGGTGATCTTTTCAGCTGACTGCAGAAGGTAGTTGAGAGACTTGTGATCAGAGTCTACGAAGATGGGGCGCGTATCCAACGCGTAAATGTGTGGTTTCCCAGTCTTCTTGTCTGTGACCTTGTACATCTGTTTTAGCCTTGCGACCAATGTATCAAATCCTGGAATCGCTTTCAGGAACTTGTCTCTTACTTTTCGCCCTAGAGACGCGTCACGCTTACCTGAGATGATCAACCCCAGCTTAGCGTCACCGCCTCCAAAGATTAGCGCGTAGAAGAACGCCTTAGCCTTTCGACGACCACCGTCTCCTAGCGGACCCAGAATGCTTTCCAAGACTTCAAGGTTAGCACTGTGGATGTCGACCTCGATAACTTTCCGAGTGTAGTCTTCGTTCTTCAAATAGTGGCAGAGTGCCCTATTCTGGTTCGAGGAGCTATCAGCTCCCACCACCTTATACCCAGGTATAGTAGAAAACAACCTGCGTATCTCTGGCCCATACAGCGCGTCTGCTGAAGGGATGTTGGCAATGATCTGGTGCCTCGATCGACCAGTTGGAGTCCCGATGACGAAGGAGTCACCGTAGATGCGACCAGTCTCTCCGTTGTAGTCAGTCTCTACCCAAGTCCGTAGGATAGAGTGTCGAGCTCTGATTGTGTAGAACTCACTTATCATCTTGCCGATCTCTCCGAGAGGCTCAAGGGAAGACTCAGACAGCTTTGGTGTTGTCTTTGTCAGTTTGCCATTGATCATCTTGAAGTTCCAGTCGTCAGGCACCCAACCTATTCGGTAGAGGTATTCCTTGACTAGGTCTGTCGAGCCCACCTTGATGTCGATGTACTCCACTCGGCAGTAGTCATCAGTCACGGGCCTCTTCCCTTCCTGACCCTCGGAAGGCTCAAGGTCAAACCACTCATAGGTTCTTTTGGCGTAGTCGCCGTTAGCAACCCAAGCAGTTGACTTGAATTCAGGATTACGATCCACTTGTTTGCACTTCTTACCCATCTTAGGCTCGACGTAACTAGCGATCTCTTCCATTCTATCTTCTAATGTTTTCATCAGCTTACGTGCGCCAACGATATCAAAGGGCCAACCATGAAGCTGAGCACGTCCCACAAACTGTGAAGCTCCGTGCTCCGCTTTCAATCCAAGCTTAATGGCCTTCTGATTTTTCTTACGCGACAATTCCGCTAGCAGCTTGTTGTAAACGGCTAGATTGATCTCAACATCTTCTCTACAGCGATGACGCATTTCCTTGCTGTATTTTGACCAGTCTTCGTGCTTTGGTTTTTCTCGACCAAGAGCCGTACCCCAGCGGGCAAGACTATGACCAAACCCAAAGCGCTTGTAGTTAAGAACTTGAGACATTACCAGTGTGTCCACCAGCTTCTGCCTCTTCGGTCGCCACCCAAAGAGCTTCTCAAGGACCAACATGTCGTACAGAAGTATGTTATGTCCTACCAGCATACGACTGTTCTCAAGTAACTTAAAAAATTCAGAGAGAGGGGGTAACTCGGGATCGTAGTCGGAAAACTCAAACCACTCCCCAGAGTCTGTATCAACTGCAACAGCTATCCAGACCTTACTTACCTCTTTCAGCAACCCATCGCATTCAATGTCAAATACAATAGATCGCATCAACTTTCCTTGAAGGGCACTACATCTAATTGCAGATTAGAGTTAATCTGTTTAGCTTGACGTACCAAGGTCTTCGCACCCGCCAGAGAGTAGGGGGCAGTGGGGAAACCTAGCTTTCGGAGAATTGATTTTTGTTGAAAACCACGTCCACCTTTATAAGTGTTTTTATCGTTTTTGTCGATGACTACGTAGTCGTTTGCCATTGTTACAGTTCCTTTGCAAGTTTTTCGAGAGCTTCGATGTCGACCCGTCCCTCTGCGTTCAAACAGAAGTCACGAATTCGAGCAGCTAGCTCTTCATTTATCCCATAGTAGTTACTCAGCTCTTGTTCGACAACATCGGGATCGGAAAGATCCAAGGTGTCAAACGATCGCTTGAGGTTGATTATGGTTGAGACAGGGATAGAATACCCCCGTTTAACGAACTTTTCAATTCGTTTCATGGCCGCGAAAATAAATCGGCTATTTGGTTTGTAAACCAGTGTTTTTTCCGCGATGGCGCGGGCTGACTCACCATGGTAGAGTAACGTGCCCCCCGTGGGGGATACAAGAGAAGGCTCCCAAGAGACCTTACAGTGCTCAAAATCAAAGGTGTTAAGGATATCCTCGACTGGACCGATGAACCTCGTGATCAACTGAATCCTTGAGCAGAGGCTGACAGCGTTAGAGGTCACCATCGATACTCGACGGTTTAACGAAAGGTAGCTGAACAGGGGGTGCCGAGCGGACCTTTGCTTCTCTAAGCCTCTCTTGGTTGAGGCTCTTAGAGCCAGCTTGAAGCTAGATAGGTTGGGGTTTACTGGGTCCTCCGCGAGCACCCCACGATCGACCTCAGCTAACCATTGCCGTTGCAGCCCCCTCTCCAACCCGTTAAGGACTGTCAGGGCAGCTTCAGGCGTCTTGAAGAATACGTCATAGTCGTTTGGCGATTCCTCTGAGTGTAGCAGCGAGCCCCCTGCAACAAAGGTCCCTGAGAGCACAGTCAAACGCTCAGCATCTGACATGTTAGCTGTGAGGACTTCGAAAATCCTGTTGCAGTTCCGGTTGGCGGTTTGGTGTAGCGTCATCTCCTGACTCCAGTTCTTTCAATTAAGTTCTTCTGTAGCTGGTCAAACTCAATAGTCTTACGAAATACGGCAACAAGACCAGTCTCTAGGTGTTTGGCCTTGATACCAGCGTTGGTCCAGCCCATCCGCTTGATCTTCATAAAGAACCTAGCCGCTTCTTCGGGCTTGAAGACTACTCGGTTTGGACCCGAGTCGAGGTCGGAGTGGATCGCGAAGCTCCAAACAGCGTTCCTACGCTTGAGATTACCTCTTCTTTTACCCATTGCAACAAACTCTCTTGCTTTGTTTCTGTTTTAAACTCTGAGAAGCAAGGTTCTACTTGTTCCCAAACTCCGAGGGCGATTGCCTGCGCCTTGACCAGCCGCTCTTGACTGGCGAAACCGACCGTGGAAACGATCTCAGGTCGGCTGACCAATGTGAAGAAATGCGACTCAAGTCGGTCCGCAAACTTCAACCAGACCTTCTCACTCGCTGTCAGATCGTACTGTGGGACCCCCGCTGCCCTCGCCATCTCGTGCTCCAACTCAGCGTGTTTAGCTGCCAGTTCTGGGTTGGCGACCTTGGCTGGGTAGGGTACGTCACCAGCCCAGCGCTCTCCACCGTCATGGAAGATAGCTGCCTTGATCAGTTCAAGGGAAGGATCTGGATGCAGCTTGAACAACAAGGCTGCGCACCCCCACTGGTGGTCAGCGTCGGTTTGCCCAAAGATAGACATGTAGGGGTTTGCGTGGTATCGGATCACTCGACCCGACTCGTAAACGTTCTGCAGTTCTGGGTGGAGTTCGTACTCAGTGAACGAATTGGCTTTTACAGTGTCCAATTTATATCACTCCTTTTTCTTTTAGTTGCATGTAGCTAGCTGCCTCGTTGAAGGTCAAACCTTTTTCTTCGGCTAGCTCTCGGATCTTCGTGTACCGTTCGTGACTTTCGATTTCTTCTTCCGTCATAGGATACCTATAATAAACGTAGAGGAAAGCTCCCTCGATCTCGAAACTCACATCGGAGGCTTCAGGGTTCTGAGCATAGAAGTCTTGGATTAGCTTCTGAAGGTATTCCAGCAACTCTGTACTGCTACGTCCACCTTTTTTGTGCTCTATATCAAACTCCTTGATGGAGTTTTTGATGAATTCAGGCTTTGATGTCGACATTTCCATGGAACCTCTCCACTCTTGATGATTCTGGCCACACGCTCTGCCGCCAGTTTTCGGCTTCTTGCTCGCTGTTGAACACTTTTGGTTTCCCTGACAAGTTGTCAAGGACTACTAGCTCGTTGTAGCCGTTGTAGCTTATCTTGATTATGTACTGTTCGATACGGCCACCTCAACAAACGACGGGGCCAGAGCCTCAGCCACTTGCCTATCGTATTCTTCCGCCATGAACTTGAGTATAGCGTCAGCAACTTCCTCGGGTGTTCCGGGAGTATCTCTGATCACTTCAGCGACTTGACTCTTTAGTGTCATTGTAGGTCTAACTCCATTTGTTTCGACTCAACTGGTTTGATCTCTGGGCGGTCATCGTCACCGACTTTCCGATCCCAGTAAGTCACCAGCATTGCGGTGCAAGCGTGCATGTGGTAGACGTGAGGATAACCCGACTCAGGGTCGTTGTCTTCCCCTCGCCAGAAGGCCCAAGCATGACGCATCAAGGCCGCGAAGACCCGTCCCCAACGCATACCACCTTCCCAGTTACGGTCAGCGTACTTGTTGGCTCCGTAGGTGAAGACCACAGCCGAAGCTATGACACTTTCCGGAGGCACCAGGTCTACTCGTGGCTTGTCGCCGTCGTATTTATTTCCAATTACGTTTATCGTTGAGTCTGTCATTCTTTCTCCTTTTGATAACACTTTTCTCCGCACTCAGGGCATTGAAAGTAAGGGGGTAGTTTATTCCCGTCTGTATCGTAACCCTTTACATAAATCTCTTTACCAAACCTACCTCTATCTGGGTCTGCTCCGTACATAGAAGCAGCATCCAGTGCCTTCTGCCAGTCACCTCCATACTCTTTCAGGAAGTGGGTGTAGATTCTCTCTCCATTCAGGTCAAAGTCACAATGCACACACCTCCCATGGTTGTCGACTGTCATCAGTCAGTCCCTAACGTTTATAAAGCCGCTGCCAAACAACGCTAAAAACACCACGACAATGCACAGGTGAACAAAAACTGCAGTGATATCGAAGGTACGACTCTTCATAATTCTACCCGTCCATCCCATCATCCCATCCCCTCTTTGCCCTGACATTCTTATCATCCTCCAGCCAAACCATCTGGTCAATATCGTTTCGATTCAACCCAATGTCTTTCAGCTCTCTGTCAGTCATTTTGTTTAACTGTTTGATTGCTTGCCTGTGGAGTCGCCAAGTCATTAGGTAGTTAAGGTAGCGCCTAAAAATATTCATTAGCTAATTTCCTCACTGCTCAATAGGAGAGCTTTGCAGGCATCTTTGTGCAGGACGCCCTCATTCTTTTCCAGCTCAGGTAACAACTTACCGAAAGCATCATCAACTCGTTTCCAGCCTTTTTCAACTATCTGTGAAAGAACACCTGCGATGTTCATCCTGACGAGCTCGCTATCTTTATTCAGCTGGTATACCGAACCCGACTCTCCCTTGACGAACAAGTGAGGGTCATCATACGTCACGGCAGCGATCCCTGAATTCAGTTTCCAGGAATCACCATTAAGGTAACTACCTGAAGATCCCGCAAGAACCCTGTGGTGTGACTTGTCAGGTGATTCCACGATCACCCAGTTATCAAACTTCTGTAGCAAGCTACCCTCCAATCCATTGAATTATATCGACAAATCCTGATTCTTTGTCTTTCACATCGACGTATCTTGGACGAGCGATATACCCGTCTGGTGGAAAAACTTCCAGCCTTTCACGGCCCTCGCTGTCCATATCAAAGTGCATCAGGAACGACACCTTGATTCCTTCAAACTCTAGATCAAATTCAGCGTCTCCTGTGTGGACTAACTCATTTGCGAAAGTTACAGTAGCAACAGCGTCGGGGCTTGTTGGCTCATGTAGGTGGACGTAGCTGACTGCTTGGTTCTTTGCCCAGCTGTCACTCCAAGTGACCTTATCAGGGGCGACTGTTGAGACCGTTGCGGCGAGGATAAGCTCAGCTATCATTTGACCTTAACCTGTGCAATGACCATGAGGACGGCAGCCACAGAAAGAGTCAGCGTCGGAGGACCCCAGAGCGGTGCGGTTACCCACCACCACGACCAGCTGATATGCTCGGTCAACTTGAGGGTTAGAAAGACGAGGAACAACAAGGGGAAGAACCCCGGAATACTATATTTCATTTCATCTCCAAATGGGTTGGATAGGCCCCGAAGGGCCCATCTAGTTATGTAGGCGTTCGCAAACCTTCGATGTGGCTTCGAGGTGACCACTTGTCTACCACTAGGAATTCTCCCCTAGAGCAAAGACGAGGTAGCAACCGTCGTGGGTTACAACGTCAAAGTGTCGAGTATCACCGCGGGGGCTGGTCACGGTGCTGTTAACTAAGTCAACTTTACCGACGACTATTACCGCTTCTGGGTCGTACCCTTTGCGGTATTTAGCTAAGAAGTGCCTTGCCATCCTTATGGTTTCTCCTGTTAGTTATCAATAAGGGTCGTCGTTGCCCTCCGCGTCTTCAATGATTTCGAAGTCATCAGTCAACTCGAATTCATCCTCGTCTGCACGAGGCTCAAACTTGATGAGTTTTGTCACCTGAATACCCTTCAGCGTCCGGGCTGACTTGTCGTCTTTCACAAACATCGAGATGTTAGCGATTGAACCGTTACCCACGGTGTCAGGGTCGATAGCCTCGCCATTAGCAAGAATCACGTTAACTGGCTTGTTGGGCCTGCTATCGTCTTCACCACCACCCTTGGCGGCTGAGAAAGCATAACGGCTCAGGGAAGTCTTGTAGTAGATGCCGTCATCGTCGTCGACCACCTTCATTGACATCCCGTACTCTTTCTCCCACTCGTTCTTCGTGGCCTTGTCGCTTGTTCGGATCTGTACACTCCACTTAGCCGGTGCGTCTGCCTTGTTTTGGAAGCGCTGCGGTTGCTCAGGATTACATTTTACCCAGTGGATCTCTACATTTTTCAAAATAGCCATAACTTTTAGTCTCCTACGAGAACGCAAAATCGCTCTCTAACACTTTTTTTATATCCAACTCGCCCTTCTTTGGAGCAAGGTCTAAACAGTCGAGTTGTCCCAGAACATCTTCAAGAGGCTCCGCTTCATAGAACTCGACAAACTTCTCTCTAACCACTCGGAAGAGTGTAGAGATGTTCCCCGCCGTTGCGCCAAAAGAATCGTGACACAAGGACAGAGGGAAATCACAACCATCTGCCGTCAACATCAGGTGACAGGCATCGAAGCTGTGTACTAGATTTGGGGAAGCCCCTAGTCGTTGGGAGTCCTTAGACAGGACAGAGTTGTCCCAGTCTTCTAGCTGTATGTTCATTGACTGCCCAGCGTAGGACAGCTTAGTTCTTGCTACAGTGGGTTTACGATAGTTCTGAACAACAGGGAAGTTAGTGAACGGTGTCAACCACTCAATGTGTTCTTCTCTCTCGTTAAACCTATCTGCTACAGTCTCAAACAACTGCAGCATGGACCCTAGCTTGTTGAGTCTCTTCCGAGAGACCTTGTGAAGCAGAGCCCCCAACTGGTTTGACCAGAGCTTTTCTTGCAACCCTAGATACTCGTTCATATCTCGAGTGTCATCCCAGATTTGTTGACCCATTCCGAAGGGCGTAGCCCCGTAGGACAACGTCATTACCCCTCGTTTAACAATCTTCCGTATAAGCTTGGGATCTTTAATCCTCCGCCAATACGCTGGAAAAAGAGCCTCTCTGAGGACCCTGTTATTGTTTCGATAGGTCTGTACAGCCTCCCAGGCGTTAGCCTTCTTCTCGGAGCCCCTTGGAGCTGTGTCGTAGTTTGTCTGAAGCCTAGTAGTCTCTTCAAGAACGTTATCAAGCCTTGAAAAGACCGCTGCAGGTAGCCTCATCTCCAGCATCTCTAGTTCGTCCCAGAGCAACTTCCCTACGTAGGCGTAGAGATCTCCGGGAGTATCGAGAGGTACAAGATTGACGTAAGGTGCTAGCTGCTCATCACGTGCCATTGCTGCTAGGTGCTGCGAACCGTTGTTGGATCCGTCAAGCGCAACAGGAAGACACGACATGAAAGTTTCTTGTTCGTTACCCTTGGCAACCCAGTCTGCAAGGAGGTTTAACTCCATACACGTCGCTAGGAAGACAAAGGGTTTGTCAGCCTTGAACCACCCAGTATTGTTGTAGGGGTCCTGAGCATAACTAAGGAACTCTTCATGTTTGTTGAGTGCCCATTCAGCTCTGTCATCTAGAGATATCTTGTCGTTACCGAAGCAGTTAGCTGCCTGAACTAACAGCCAGTAAAAACCGTCTTCGCCTATCTCGTCTCCTTTCGCTAGTAGTAACAAGCCCTTGGCGGTGTCACTAGCTTGCTCGTGAAAAACATTATGTTCACTGAGGATCGTTAGCTCTCAGCCGTTTGTGGAGATGTCTGAATGTTTTGCCCTTTTCCGAAACAGCATGCCATTTTTCTTGCATTTTTTCTCCATAACTGCTGCATGTCACCATGCAGATCGGACTATATCATCACCAAATTGGTGCCTCGCGCTTCGAACCACTTGGCTCTACATAATAGTCTCTACACCTTCCCGTCAGGGCTTGGCTCGGTATTGTCTGCCTGGCACAGATGTCCACCGAATTCACGAGGTTTATACAACGCCTTTACAACGCTGTGTTGCAGTAAACTCGACCCCTGAAATCTGTGTTGTACAGGTGGTAGAAGTTTGTCTCTAGATGTTTCTTTGCTAGACGATAGACACTGCTAGTCTCTATGTACAATGACTCACGTCGTTGTTGGTTCTCCTCGCTTGTGAATTTCAGAGGATTGTCGTCTAGCTCGTTGTTGATGAAGTACTCTATGACCTCGAACATTGGCTTGTTAACCATCCAGGCCGTCTGTCCAAGCTTGTTTAACATATTGAAAACAATAGGCTGTTTCTCCGGGCTGAACCCTTTGATGATACCTGGACGAGACTTTTTCACGATACCAATTCCGGTTTCGTGCATCCCACTAACCCAAGGGGCAGGAGGAACGTTGGAGGGGAAGAGGTCAATATTTTCTTCCTCAACAATTTGATCCCACAGTTCCATCAGGGCCTTCTTGTCCTTGACCAATATCTGGTAGGTCAAGTACTTGGAAGTCCTGTTTCGTTTAGTCTTGACGTGCTGAAGTCGATGCTCAATCAGACCCGCCTCTATGTAGGATACTAGAACAAACCACCCTGTGTGGCAAGCTCTAATGGAGTTTCTTGGTAGCCTCAGCTGTTGCATGATTCTTCGGCCAACGCTGACCGACATGTCCACCAGTGTGGCTTTTCTCTCGATTGCCTTCAGCACCGTGGCAAACGAGTTGAGAATGATTTCTCTAGCGTCATGTTCCTTGAGATAAACAGTGTGGGTGTGCCTGTCTGCTCTCAACGACTCTTGCCGCTCTTCTAGGTCGGTAATTAATCGCTCAAGTACGAGACTCAATAACATCCTCCTCTGTCGTTTCTGCTTTATCGTTACCTGGTGCGGGGTCTTCGTAGGTGTGTCCCCACTTCTCATCTAACTGCCGAACCATTGATGAGAACCCAAGATTGTCGTCCTCCTGCTCTTTTTTCTTATTCTTCAATCTATCAGTCCTTTCTGAGCTTTCACCTTGCGGTGCTCTTTTGGTCTGCTAAATAGATCTACTTACGACGGCTTGTCTTTGGTGTATTCGAATAACGAATTACGCAAAGAAGTGCGACGATTACCAGTAGATCCATTGTTTTCCTTTACTTCTTAAGTTTTACCCAGCAGTGACGACCACCGTGGTCGCCCTTTATTGCTGAACTCAAACGACATGCCCAGTAGGCAAGCCCCTCTTTTTCACGTTCCTTTGACCAACAATGATACCTCCTCTCAGTTATAGCCTCTACGGCCCTGCAGACTTCAGCAACATTGCTGTAATCTTTGTCGGAAACGGGAACCGCAAGAGCGGCCCACGTAGCTAGAGTCATTAAAAATTGCATAGCTTTTCCTCACTTAAGTTTGATCTTCACGTTACCGGGCGCGAGAGCCCCATTAGTGGTTTCGACAGAGACTTTGATGATCTTGCACCCTGGACTGATCATGGAGCTGACTGTGCCTGTCTTCCCAACGTAAAGCAGTGTTTCGACCTCTCTGACTTCTGCGGTGCGAAAGATCGCTGACTCGTTGGGGTTGGACCAGCCAAAGGTTGTTACCTTATCCCAAGCCCCACGTTTTGACAGCCTCAGCAGGAACCCATGTTTCTTGGAAAAGGTGTGAAGCTTCTCCCTCTCCGATCCCCTGAGGAACATCCAGGGCTTTTCATTGCTTGTGGGAGACCACTCGGGATCTCTCAGCAGACGCTGAAATTTGCTGTCACTGAGCACGCTAAGGCTACAGTCTTTGTAAAAGAGATTACCGCCGGTCAAGCTGTAAACAGTCGCGTAGGTACCAGAGCGATTGGCAATTGATGAAGAGGTTATGATTACGTCACCCTCTCTGAGCTCAGCACCCACAACTAATTCTGTACCTTGCATCAGTTTTTCCTTCCTAAGTCCCGAAACCAATCGGGTTTTTGACCTGTCTTCCACGTAGGGGTGACTTCATCGTGAGCCCAGCGGTAGTTCAGGTAAGTGCGATAGGCCAACACAGTGTTATCGACTCTCGTAAAATCGACGCCGAGAGACTTGTTAGCTGCGGAGTTGTTGAAGGGTAGAAGGCCATCTCTCGGAAATTTGAAATAGTTGGCCTTAAACCAGGTGCTGGTGACCTGAAGGACTTCCCTCGCTCGGAGATGAACCTCTGGTCGGGAGCGTTTTAGTAACGCATCCATGTGTTGCATCAGCCAAGCGAACCTAGCTGGTGCAGAGCGTGCCCAAACAGCACAAGGGTGGTTGGGGTTGAAGGACTCATAGAGCCCCTCAGGCGGGTAGACAGTCTTCTCTCTAATAGCTGTAGAGAGCAACTGACCCGATTCCCTCACCATCTGATTAGCACGTTTATCGTCAAGAAAAAGCGCTGACTGTATCGGCGAGTGATGGCTTACGAATATGTTCATGAGGTCTCCAATGATAGTGGTCTTTGATGATGGGGCAAGCAGGATATCGTGAGGCCGTCTCTTCCGGTACCAGATACATCCAACAGTCAGGTATCTGAACCCCACTGGCCTTAATGGTTACGGGCACCTGTTTGCGCTCGTAGAAGGTCGGGTGGCCCTCAAGCTGGTCCACTCGGTTAGCGATCTGAGGATCGTCTACGCGGTAGACCTCACCGACTACCTGAAGCGTCTGGCTACCCGTTTCAGAGGCAAAGGGAAAGCCACAGTCTGAGAGAAAGTACTCCCGGTCGGTTGTTGCTGCTCCGATGAATTCCGCCTCAAGCAGAAAGCGGTGATTTCCGAAGCCTTGCTTCAGGGTGCCATAAACAAAAATATACATTAGCCCATCCTTATCGTTGGGGAGTTTCCGTTTCGAACGTCGTACTTCACTGTCCTACTCAATAACGTGTTCTGTAAAGAAGTCGATTTGATCGTTTTCGAGTTTAGATCGAAGAGTAACAAATCGAAATGATTGATCGACTTCCGGAGGCCCTTGATGACCGACCGGAAAAAGAGCTGCAACCTTTTCGCCTCTCTCGTTTCGGTAGACTTGAACGCTACCCGCGAGAACTTTTTCATGTTTAGAGAACTCCTGCTTGTTTTGTACAGTTACTGATTCTGTTTCTTGGCTTTCAACGACGATCTTGTCACCCTTGATGAATAAGATCTTCACTGCTGGCTTCGGTAGATTTGAGGCTTTCCTGTTAGCAAAGTAGGTATCTAGCCCCATGTAGCTCTTGAATACAAAGTCGCCTGCTCTCATTTTGGTATCAACCTCTCACTTGCCACGTCCGGTTGGTTAAGCACCGTCAAATTGGTTCCTTCAATCTCGAGTGAGATCCTGCCAGTGGGGTCTTCAACAAATCGAAGGACACAGTTAGCGGTATAACCAGGTTCTCGCAAATCGTTCATGTCAACAAGGTTGAGACTTCGGTTTGCCGTTGACTGAATAACCGCCACCACTTGACCGTTGTTTTCGAAGGCTGCTCGGAGGTTTACAGCTACTCCTTTGTAAAGAAACTCTTTATCAACCATCATGTCTCTCCTGTGGACGCCAAATTTCTACAATTGAATCGGTGGGTACAATCCAGTTACATACCCTACCAGTGTTGCGGTTCCTCCACGCGAAGAAGACAGCCATCCCTGCTCTCCTCAGGGGGTCTCCACAGTAAGTCAACTGGTCGGTTGTCAAAACTGCTTCCCTGTTGTTCTGCCGCATCTCTTCAAAGTCCTCTGAGAAGTCCGCGTTTGATCTGAAGCGGTACAGCGTGTTACCACGACGCGCCAGCCGCCCCGGTAGGTTCCTCTGAGACGGAGCTTGCGCTTGGTGGATCCCGGCTCGCGCGGTGACGGGAGAAGTCACCACGACTCCACCAGGCCCCCTACCTCTTCGGGCAACCGAGTAGGGCCAGCCCTTACCTCTCAAGACCTCAGCAACGTTCCTAGCAACCAGGAGAGAAGTTGTTGGGATCCGGAGGGCCTTAGAGAACACGAAGTTCCCTCGAGTTGCCGCCGAGGCTTCTATTGTCTGGAGGGCCAGTCCAAGATCGTTGAGGCCATCACGGGCGGAGAGCACCTTCACTTGAGAGCAACCGCAGCACAAGCCCTCGTGGGAGTAAAGTCTAAACATATCGTGTATTTCCTTGTTTTTTACCAGGTAACGTTAAAGAAGGAGATTCATTATGAATTACACAAACTATTTCCACAATAAGGTAAGAGAATTAACTCATGAGGAAAAAGCATCCGTTCAGTCGGGGGTTTCATCCGACTCAAAAGAAATTCGTATCCACTAACAAACCTAAGTTTTCATTAGAAGCGAGAAAGGCGATAGCAATGGTCCAAAAAAGCTCAGGGTTGAAGAACCACCGGGTTGCGACTGACAAGTTACGCGAACTCGACTTCGACCCAATCGACGAATTGATCCGAGAGCTAGAAGATTTAAACCGTATGATCATGGAGGAACGAACTTCTTCGTCCCCTCGTTGGTCCTACATTGAAAAACTAAAAGCTCTACGAACCCGGATTCTAGAAGTCCTGCTCCCTTACCGTTATGGCAAGGCACCGATAACGACGGTTGAGCACGAGGATTCTAGAGATCCTATTCGAATAATTCTATCCACGGAGGATAAAACCGATGATGACAATCCCTGAAGCACTAGGAGCCGCTCTCGGCTACGTAATTGGCAGCCTTGTTCAAGGTGGCCTTTTTGCCCTTGGAGGCTACTTTGCCCTCCAATACATTGGAGTACTATAATGGACGAACCAACCAATAAAGATGAACCGGTCAAAGAGACAGTCAAGAAGACAGTCAAAGTTGACCCAGATACTGCGGCTCTAGAACGAGTCACAGAGATGCTGAAGGCCCGCCCGAATGGGGGGAGCCTCGCAAATAAGATCAAAGCCTTCTTGGCTTGACGTAGGGGGCCTTTTGGCTCCCTCTCTTATTAACAAAGTAGTAACTCGTTAGGCTTCTCAACCTTGATGTTCAGAAGCTCCTGAAGTGCTTTCGGTTTCTTCACGCGATAACGCAAGATGCCGATCCGTCGTCCCCACTTTTCGAGGATAAAGGTACAATTCTTGTCCAAGATATTCCAGGTTACAACTTCGTAGTCACGGCCCATGTGCACTACTCCGGCAAAGTCATCGCCTTTGTCGTCCTTGAACTCTAGCTCAAGAATGAAGCCGTCGTCTACAGGACAGCCAGAAAGATCGTGGTCGATCCAGGGTCCCCACTCTGTTTTTTCAGTCGTCATTCGAGTTCCTTTCATACATAAAAGAGGCACGGCGTTTTCGATTGTACTCCCGCTGTGCTTCCCATTCTTCCATCTCTTCAGGAGAGATAGGTAACTCCCTGATTTGAGTTCTGAGAGCTTCCGCTACTCTAACCTTTGCCACCTTAGTTGGTACAGGCTCGTTAGCTCCTGATTTTTGCCCAAAGTAACCACTGGTTCGACTTCTGACGGTGTACCCAATGGAAAACAACCCGTTAAGTACTACATCGTCACCACGTTCCACCGCCTTGATGAGGCCTGCTACAACCTCATTAACAAGCATGATAGCGCCATCCCTAGTCAACTCTGGGAAGGTCTCTATCAGCTCATCAACTATTTCTTTTTTCGTGTAGCTCGACATATAGGATCCTTATGCCAGATATTAGATTACATCCCGCCCAGTCTGAGGTTATCAGGCATTTGTTCATCAAGGACAATGACTACCAGATGAAGTTTTCAACTGTGGTGGGCTCTCGGGGACTCGGCAAGTCTTTTCTTTCAGGCGCTGCTGTCTCTCTCGCAATTAATGAACTAGAGCAGCTAGACGCTTCAGTCCCTAACAAGAACATAGCCCTACTTTGCGGTACCCATACTCAGGTCACTGATATTTACTGGCCGCTACTTGCTTATCAGTTCGGTCTTGAGTCCCGTTGTTCGAAGCACTCCCGGTCCGCAGGTAAGTTTTGGTTTCCTAACGGCACTGAAGTCAGGGCTTGGTCCGCCGACGCTTACGCGCGACTCCGAGGGACCGGGCAGTATTTTGTGGTGGCCGATGAGATGCCCTCTTGGTCGGTGCCCGGTGGGTCTCATAAAGACGCTTGGGAGTCGGTGATTGAGCCGACGATGGTGACACGTTGGTCGCCAAAGCAGGCACGGCTGGTTGGGGCTCCAAGTCCAGGTCGGGCTCTGATTCCCTCGACTCCGATGGGTAAAGACTTTTTCTATGACCTAGCGCAAAGAGAGCACATTGACACCAGATGGAAAACATTCTATTATACATATAAAGACTCTCCTTTGTTGTCTCAAGATGAGATTGAACTTGCCCGTAAGCATAGTGATCCGATTAAGTTTGCTCGCGAATATCTGGCCAGCTTTGAGGACTCAGGTCTGAATGTGTTCTACACCTTCGACCGGAAGACCCATGTTGACCCAGACCTCCCTGATTTTGAGGAAGACGAGACAGTTTATGCGGCCATCGACTTTAACATCATGATGAACGCAACTAGTTTTCATGCTATTCGCGGAGACCAGCTCCATTGTCTAGACGAGCACCAAGGGTCAGCAAACACTGAGGAACTGGCTAGAGTTATTAAGGCCAAGTACCCAGGAAAGAAAATCGTCTGCTTCCCCGACCCGTCAGGTAAGGCTCGTAAGACAAGCGCACCAATTGGTGTTACCGACTTCTCTATTCTCAGGGAGGCTGGTTTTCAGGTGATGGCAAAGAAGAAGGCTCCCCCGATTGTTGACTCTGTTGCTGCGGTGAACCGTAAGCTACTTAACGCTAACGGAGACGTTGATCTTCTTATTCACCCACGCTGTAAGGGTGTCATCAACAGTATTGAGCGAACTGTTTGGCTCGAGAACCGACCTGAGACGGCAATGATTGACAAGAGCGGCAACATTGAACACTTCACCGATGGTCTCCGGTATATCGTTGAGTTCAACTGGCCAATCTCAAACAGCAAGGCTAAGGTTGCTCAGTCTACTTCCTTCTTCTAAAATGATAAAAAAATCCAAGAGGTAGAGAGGAGGACCGAAGCCCTCCCCTGTTTTGTTACACTAGCCAAACACTGATCTATTATCCCGGCAGGCATCCAAGAAGCTCGCGGCCAGGTCTTTTCGGTGTGGGAGGGCAACTCCCGCCTTCTCGGCAATGGCCAAGGCTTCAGAGGGGACGATCTGTATTATGTGCCCCCCTTCAGATAAGCAATTAGGAAAGAACCAGTCGTTTACTGAAGACCATCTGGTCGGTACGATATTCAGCGGCATGTATTGGAAGTCGCCAATGAAAAACACTCTACTTTTGTCGTTTGGGAGAAAAGCGACGATCCTACTAGGATCAACTAGGAATGCGAAGTGGGGTGCATCGCGCATCTGGATGAGCTTCTGGTTCTTGAAAAGTTCAGCCGCTACTGGACAACTTTTTGCCATCTTTAATCTCCTTGATTTCATTGGCTTTCTACCAGGTAACGATAAAGAGGGAGGACCCACCCCCGGTGAGACCCTAGGGAACCCCCTTCTTTCCCTCCTCTACAACCTCCTTGCAGAGAACTGAGTGATCCCCCGGCTTACTGTGATACCTCCAGCGGACCCCTTCAATGTCCTGGAAGAACTCCAGAGCCTCATTAAGCTCAGGGTGTAGTCCGCTAACATTGGAAGAGATAATCCTCACATTGATGAAACGACCATGTTGATCATAGTCCTCGCTCTGCAGAGACTTCACAATCACAGGAGTAGTAGTACCCCTCATGAGCACCGGAAAGGGTACCTTGAACTCTTTACTTCTTCTTCCCATTCTTTCTTCCTCTCATTCTTATTCTATCTCCCTCAGTCCGTCAACCTCTCTAACAGGCTCCACAGTGAGACTCTGAGCAATGACGTCTCGTTCTGTTATTTCCCAGGTATGACCCCTCTCACAGACGAAGCGTTTTGTTGTAGTCTCGCCGTTCTTGTCCCTAAAGTAGTCTTGCTCAAGGGTTGTGATACCGACAATACGGACCTGTAGTTGATTGTGTGTTGTACTCAGTATCCTGACCACCAATTTAGCATGAGGGATGTAAACCAGCGGCTGAGTCTCCTTGATGTATATCTCCATTTTCCTTTTTCCTTCAACAAAGTCTTTCTCTTTCGAAAGTCTATCTTCGCGATGAACCATCGTCGACCTTGCACACAAACCATTGCTTCTTCAAAAGAGAGCAGATGCTGCCGCCGAAGATGGCGAGAGATCACCTGGCCTTGTTCGTCTAAAAGAGGTACAAGGGCTAAGCAACCGTGTCTCGAACCCACTATTCGACCTACGTAAGACCCTTTGTAGAAGAACAACGGACCGTCGTTTCCAAAGTTAACTACCATTGCCCCGTCTCCCTCTCATGCTCCACAAGTGTGATTCTTGTTGTCGAGTAGTTCACCGACTCCACCACCCAAGACCACCCCTGTTCGCAGATCAGAGGCTGACGGCCAACACTATTCAGAAAAGGCCTCTTGAGAAAACGAGTCTTAGACCTATAACCGACGGCGACTACTCTGAATGCAAGGCTATCACCCTCGTACTCGACCAGCGTACCGAGGTGGGAAGTACTTGTTATAAAGAATAACGGAGACTCTTCGACATAGTCGATAATCATTTTCTTCATTGGTTATCCCCTTTGTTCCAGAGCAAGAACCTGCTCCTCAAGATCTCGCCGCGTGATCCTCCATCTGTGACCCGCTTCGCAGTAAAGATAGCTCTCACTCGTGGCGAACCGTATTGGCTTCTCGAGGCACTTAAAGCGGTTACCAGTTATGAGACCAAAGACCGTGAGGTTCATCGAGTACTGACGAAGCTTCTGCACACGGCCCAGACAACTGCAGCTCGGAAAGTAGAATAGTGGGGAGTTGTCCCCGCAGTTAATGATCATTAGCAGGTCTCCTTGCATAAAGTTTCGTCATGACGGTTTGCTCGCTAGGGTCTCGCTTTGTCACCGCCCAGCAGTCACCCCCCTCACAGTAAAAGAAGAGTTCATCCGTGGAATACGGGAACGGGTTGTCATACCACCAAAGTCCATGATTGGCCCGGCAGCCGACGACTTCCAACCGCAAGCTGTATTGAGCCACTCCCACTAGACGACCCAGGCAACCGCAGCCAGGGGGGTAGAGTAGCGGGGTGACACCCCCGCAGCCGATAACACGGTATTTCATCCCGCTACTCCTTGTTCTTAGTAGAGTTCAGCAGGATACTCGGGTGACGTCACCGGTGGTAACGACAGTCCGAAGGTTTTCTCGACCTCCCAGTCGGTCATCTCTTCGGTCTCAA